ATCAGTGAAAGCAGCTATGTCAATCAATGCTTGTTCTAATGAAGTTTCGTTTAAGTCAGCTGAAGTCGACAATTCATTTGAGAATGTGCCAGCTATAGTAGGGTGAAGTGTAGAACAAAGTTCTAAACCATCCCCACCTAAGTAGTTAGTATTGAAAGCGTTGTTCAATACGTTAGCCGCTTTAACTTGCTTAGTGTTTGCCATAGATCTAGCTAATGCTTTTGTGTATCTAGTAGCAATTCTATCGTACAAGTTGTCCTCGATTGCTTCTTCAGTAATCGCGAACGCTAAAGCGATAGTTTCGTGAGTGTATCTGCTTGTAAAAGTTTCTTGTGCATTGTCAAATGTCACTGCTGAACCTTCAGGTTTAACAGCTGCATTCGCAAATCCAGATAACATTACTTCTTCTTCAAAAGCTCTGTCTGAATTTTCTGCATCATAGATTTCTACGTGCTGATTCTCATATCTTTTATACTCTAGGCCGAATAGTGCATTCAACCCAGGCTCTAGTTCTTTGACTAGTTGTTGTCTTGATATTGCCATAGTTTATACTCCTATACTCCTACAGTTTGTTTATACAAGTGCTCGTTGATTCTAACTACAAAGTTAACGTTTGCTGAAGTTAAATCATTATTTTCGATATCTTTTGATACACCAACTACCTGCAATTGTGCAGAAGTTGTTACAAAAGAAGAATCGTCTAATTCAACTTTAGATACGCCATTGATAGTTGATCCTGCTGTATATTCGATGTCCGCTAATTCGAACACGTCTGTTGCAGCAGAAGCGCTTGCGTTATTTGATTGTATTTCGAACCTTTCGTAAGGGTCGTCGTATACAAATGCTCTGATTTCTTCCCCATTAGCTACATCCGTTTGAGTGTAGTAATTTCGGTAAGTTGGTTTTCCAGTAGTTGGATCTTTAGTTATAAACTGACCCCAAAAAACACCAACTATGTTAGTGCTTCCTGCGGCAGCTACTTCTACAGTTCCGCCTGCTACTGCTATAACCGGGTCTCCCTGATAAATTGAAGTCGAGTAGTTATCTGCGATCAAATATTCAGTTAAACCTTGGTTGTCAGCATTTTGACCAATCTTACCAATCGGTTTTAAACCAAAAGCTGCGTCTTTATTTGCCATAGTTTTTCTCCATATTGGTTAATTGTATGATGGTCAGCGAATCGTTAAAAAATTAACTTTTCTTAGAGCCACCAAAAGTTACTCTAGTTTGCCTTTCACTATTGATTGGCATACTAGGATGTTGATCCTTCAAAGGCTCGTTATTTATAGCTTCATCACGATCTTGCGTTCTTTTGTTAAAGTACGCTTCACGTTGTTTTGCGAGCTCTTCCGGTATCCTAGCCAACACTAGGCCACCAACTCCGATCACTCCCTTATACTTGCCGTCTTCAATGCTGGGAAAATCGTGATCTGGATATTCGTCAGCTCTAACGAGCTCCCATCCGGATCTTATTTTACCCGACATATTCTTGCCGTCTTCTTGACCAAGAACTTCGGCTCTTATCCATCTGTGCCTAAAGCCATCTGGCGCAGGGGGTGCATCTAAACTTGATGGTGGAGTCCAAACTTTTTTTCGAGATTCTTTATCTCTAGTTTGACCCGCACGAGAAGTTTTATCAATTGTCATACTATACCTCCTTCGTGAGTTGCAATTGTCTTGCGTAATCTTCGAGTGGCACACCTAATTTTTTAGCGATTGCTACCTGTGAAGGTGTGAGTCTTACAGTTTTCTTGCGTCCTGTTGTAGCTGGACGTCTGGCTGAAGCAACTGTTTGAGTAGGTTTAACTTCTCTTTCAGTTGTATTTGACTCCATCTTACCAAATTTATGCGGAAATTCAAGTCTTATTCTTTTGTCTATTTCAGCATAATATTCGTCAGATTTAGGATCGTACCCTTCCTCTTTGACTAGCTTGTTATGTATATCGAACGCAGTGTAAGTCATCGCAGAATCATTACCAAACCACGCATTTTTAGTTGCCCAAGCTTCTGCTTTAGGATCGGTTTCTACTCCGTCCTGTCCCTGAGTTTGTTGTGGTGTAATATTGACTTCTGGTACTTTTCTTACGTTTTCTTTAACTTGTGCTTGTGCACTTTTTAAGCTTTGCAATCTAGCAGAGTCCATTGTCAATGAAGCAATTTGCTGTTGTGCAGCAACTTGTGCATCTACATCTCCACTATCTATTGCAGTCTTAAGAGCGACTTTAGCGGCATCTAAACTTGTTTTAACTCTAGACTCAAACTCATTCATATAGTCTTTGTCTAAGTGCGCAAATCTAGCTTCAGCTTTTTCTTTTTGTGTTTTCATTGCTTCCGCAAAAGAAATAGCTTCTTGTCTTTGCCTTTCAGCCTCTCTCATCTTACGAGTCAATTTAGCAATTCTCTTTTGTACTGATTCGCTATATTGTTCTAACTCGTTTTCTTTTTTCTTTTGTTCTTCAGGTGTCTTTTTACCTTGAACATCCAACTGCTCACTAGATTTCTCAGATGAGTCATCGGACTGATTATCGTCTTGAACGACTTCCAGTTTTTCATCTTCTTTCTCCTTTGTTTGCTCATTATCTAAATTAATATCAGCACCCTCTTCTTCGCCAACATCAACTAGATCTTCTTTTTTTGCATCTTCTTGCATAGCTTCTCCTATGATTAGTATTGCGTAATGATTGAACTAGGATCTTTTACAGTTCCTAGAACTTCATCATCGTTTAGTATTCTTAACTCTCCGCCTTCTATTGGTAATCTTGAACCAGCGTATCTGGCAAAAATTACCCAATCTTTTTCTTTGCACCAAGGTCCTGTTTCAAACTTTTCTTTGTCTTTGTAGGCTAATGGTCCAAGTTTAAGAACATAACCAACGTTAGTTGATATACGTCCTCTGTCTAAAGTTTCTTGTGATAATATGATTCCACCTTTTGTAGTGTCAGGTGGAGTAAATGGTAATATTAAAATTCTCCAACCAGATGGTTCAGGTAATTCTTCAACTTCTGATTTAATGTTATCAGGTCCTAGTGGTTCTTTTGCTTTTGTACTTTGGTATTTTTCTTCTAGTGCGTTTTTATGGGCTGGTATCTCCTGAGAGATTGATGATTGTTCCGTCATTATATTTATGCTCCTTCGTTTTTAACAGGTTAGAGATTTCCTGCAGGGTATATTCATAAGCCCTGATTTGTCCTAATATATACTGATATTTCTCTAAGCTGTCAATGTTTCCTGACAGTAATGTATCAGTATTTCGTTGAATACCATCTTTTAGTAGCTTTTGTATGCCGTAAATAGTTGATATATCATCCATCTCTTCATCTCCTTTTTATTAACAATTCCACTTTCTAAGTGACTTATTAATTCTTGAATTTGGATCTCTTGCAGTTTTTGCAGAAGTTAATCTTTTTTTCATTCCCTTCATACGCGCGCAGAAAGACTTCCTTCTGTTTGCAGCTTTAGATCCTTTTTTTAATTTTGATGGCTTAGTCGTAACCGCCATCGATAATTTAGAACCAGGATTTGCTCTTCTGTAAGATGCAATTCCTTTTCGGTTTAGTCCACCTGATGCAGACTTACCTTCTTTTCTTTGCCACGCTGGAGTTTTACCTCCTGATGCAAAACCTGGTCTTAAACTATAATCGTTTCTCATTATTTACTTTGTGATCTTTTAAATGCTTTAGCAGTTGGCGCACCTTTGCTTCCAGGCTTTCTCATTTTTTCACCACGTTTTCTTTTTTGGTGAATGTTGTACCAAAGCCCTTTTTTTGCCATTTTGCCAGATTTAGTTTTATGGTATTTGCTTGCCATATTTTCTCTCCTTACTTTTTCTTTTTTTTAGCCGCTGCAATAAAATCACCTCTAGTAATTTTATTTTTTGGCGGATACATAGCCGCTAGTTTTTTCTTTTTAGATGACATCTTTTTAACAGACCCACCTTTTTTAAAACCAGGGATTTGATTATTGTATCTTTTGTTTGGCATTTTGTTCTCCTTATTTTTTATTCATATTTATCACATCTGTAGCCTTAAGTCCATATATGGCCGCAACTACTGAAACCCAAAGGCCCACTATCCACCAGGGCATCTCTTGTAATTTTTGAAAATACAAGTCAATCTTCTCTTGCATTTTTTCATCTTCTGCAAATACAGAATAAGCTAATAGAAACAGAGGACTTGAAATTGTCAAAAGTACAAATTCGTCCTTCCAGTCTGATTTTTGATTCTCTGCAATTTTGCCAGAAAATTCTATTTCACCTCTTTTCATTTTTTCAATGTGAAGAAGTTTAGCTTCTGACATTGCAACGTCAGCTGCTTTTTTATTCTTGTATATTTCTAGTCCAGATTTTAAACCTTGACCTAATAAACCCCAAGGAACCATACTAGTACCACTTAGCTGTTCTTTGCTTTTCTTTTAACATTCGTTTTTGTCCACCAACTTTTTCCATTTGTGTTTCAGTTGGATTACTAACTTCGACTTCTACGCCGCCTTTAGCATAACCATCTTTGTTAACAAATTGTTGGAAGTTAACTTGGTTTCTATTTTTTCCTTTTTGCATTTCGCCTCCTTGACATTCCTGCCTCGCTTAATGCGATGGCAATTGCTTGTTTTCTAGACTTCACTTTTGGTCCTTTTTTAGAACCAGAGTGTAGTTTACCCTTTTTAAACTCTCTCATTACTTTTGCAACTTTTTTCTTACCTTTCATTATACACCTCCTCCTAATCTACCAGAAGAACTTACAGCGCTAGGACTAGATGTTCCAGTTCCACCATAACCCGATGAATCACTAAAACTAAATGTTCCTCCACCTACTCCTGATCCAGAATCTCTTTGAGCATAAGCTTGATCAACTAATCTTTGTCTGTTCATAGCTTCTGCAAAATCTTGCAATGTATTGCTTCTAGCAAATGTAGAAAATGCTCCACGTCTACCAATACCTTGACCTAAGTAACCACCTAAAATAGCTCCGATAGGTCCTAAAAATGCGCCTCCTATTAATGAACCAAGTCCTGATCTACCAATGTTTCCTAAATTTTGATTAACGTAGTTATAACCTTTACCAAAGGTAGTAGGATCACTTTCAGATCCCATTAATAAATATTTTAATGCGGTAAGTCCCATTATTGTCCTTGTATTTCCACTTTTTTAGCTCCCATTTTAGCTAAACTAACACCAGCACGTAATTGTGCAAGTCTTTCGTTCTGTTCCAACTTTTCATCTTGAGTTTGTTGGTTCATCATAGCCTTCATTCGGTCTAAATTAATTCGTTCTTCATCAGTTTGCTTCTTACGTTCGTTTTCCATTGCTCTAAGATCAACTTCTCGAGCTTTTAACTTCAATACTGGGTCAGTATCCATCTGAGAAGTGATTTTATTTTCTTCTTCAGCAAAATCTTTGCTCATTTCAGCGATCAATTGTGATTTTCTTGCTTCAATTGTCATAATTATCTGTTGCATACGCTGTTGAATCTGTGGATTTGGTCCCATTTGTTGCATTTGCTGTTGTAAAACTTGCATTTCTTGTAATTCTTGCACAAATTCCATCTGAACTTGCTCTTGTGACATTAAAGAAATGTGTTCAAGTATGTTTTTTTGAATAGAAGCCATCACAATTGGATTATTTTTTACCATATTGAGTGACATAAAGTTTAAATGTGCCTCAATGTGAGCTCTATGATTCTGTCCAGGGAATGCTTGGAACGATCCACCACCTAATGCAGTGATATGTTCTAATGCTGGGTCCATTGGTTGAGGTTGTTGAGGCGGTGGTAATATTAAATCTATGTTTTTTACACCTAAAGCTGAATACATATTTCTGTATGCTTGATACAAGTTGTGCATTTTAGGATTAGAACTTGCCAATTGCAGTTCCGTTTGGGCGATAGTGATCCTTTGTGTTTGAGAAAAGATATTTGGATCTGCAACCGGCAAGATATCTATCCTTGCATCAAAGTCAGCAGATTTGATTTCTCTAGTTCCGCCAACTACGTCGTAAGGATAAACTGGTGGTAAGTATGTTTTAAATACTTCTGACAATAAAACAAATTCTTGTTTTAAAGCCGCATAAATTCTCTTGTGTATTGCAGACATTACCCGCGATCCACGCTCCAATAATGCTACGGTTGTACCTACAGGCGCTTGTTGGTTAGCATCACCGACTTGCATATCAGCAATGGACGCGAACCGTTGGCCCGCTGCAACTACGATACCTAATAATTGTAATAATGTTGGTGATGGTTCTTTAAATGGTAAAGGCATAAACGAATCTCGTAAATTGCCTCCTGGAGCATCTACATCTCTAAATTCTCCTGGTTGTAATGGTTGTGCATCGTCTCTAACTCTAATTCCTCTTGTCTTAAATCCAGCAGGCAGATTTGATAATGTTCCAGCATCAAGAAGGTGCCTTAAGGCTGTCGTAGCTGTTCTTGATAATCCACCGATCATATGAATCAGCCCGAAACCATAAAAACCTAGTCCAGGTAAAAATCTAAAATGTACGAAGTATTGAATTTTTCTTTTTAATGAATCTCCTGCTCTAAAGTTTCTTCTAATTGCCAATACTTCTCTTGATCCTTCTTCAATTGTAACAACGTATGGTAATTTAATTCCAGTTGGTTCACCATCTTCTCCAACATCTTCAAATCCTTCTAGATCTAAATTAACGTGGCATTCTAATAAAGTATAAATGTCATCTTGCTTTTGTTGTTTGACTCCTTCTAGTTCTTGTTCTTTCTTAGTCACATCATCAGTTTTCATTTGTGGTGCGCCTAGATCAATGTCTCTATAGAATCCACCAACTTGTTGTTTACGTAATTCGTTCTCTGACATTTTAATGATGTGAACGATTGATTCAGCATCATCTAATGATGTTGCAGAATATGGAACGACTAAATCATCTGCTGGCACAAATTTAGAAACGGCTCGTCCTAACAAATCATCATAATAAACTTTTTTAAATGTTGAACCTGCAAGTGGTAAGTAAAATAACATTTGATCAAATTCAGATTCATATTCTTTCATCTGATCCATAATTTGATAATTCATAAAGTCTTTGACTCTACCTGCTTGGTCTTCTTTTTCTTTTGTAACTACTCCAAGTATTTGAGTTCTTACTGGTCCATCAGCAGGTAATAATTCTTTGTAAGCTTGTGCTTGAAATTGTGTAACCGCTTCTGCAAGAACAGGGTGAGTTGCACCTGATGCACCTCTGAACGGTTGTGTTCTTTCAGTATATCTAAATCCTAGTAAGTCTAAACCTTTTGTATAAGTTTGTTCCCAGTCTGCTCTTGAAGTTTTAAAATCTGTGTAGTCGTCAACTAATTTTGAACCAAGTTCCATCAAGATATCTTCATTCAAGATATCAGCTAAGTTTGTGTAATGATCTTCAGATTGTTCTTGGCTTCCAAGATTAGGGTCAAATGAAACGGTTGCACCACCGTCATCTTCTGCTTGAATCTGAACGGGTTGATCTTTTAGTTGTTCGGATATTTTTTCCGTTACAACTTCTTCGATTTCGCCTGAACCAGGCAATTCTACCTGTGTCTTGTTTTTACCAAGCTCTGATAAAGTCTTGTCTATCGCCATATTTCATTTTACCTTTTTTTAAATAAAGTTGCAAGTCCGTCAGCCATTGGACCTCTTTCAGGTGGTATGGTATCCGTTAAACCACCATCAGCATATTCACCATAATCACCAAAATCTCTAGCTTCATCCGCTGCGTCTTCAGCTCTTCCTTCTGCTTCACGAACTGCACTAGAACCTTTAGTGTCTTTAGGCATTGGTTTACCTTCAATGTTTGTTATGTCTTTTGCATAATTTTCTAAGTACTTAGAATCACCACCTAATATTTCTTCTATATTTTCTACGACCTGTGCATCATAGTCTACGTTGCCATCTGGATCTGCATAAACAGGTGTTGTATCCGTAGCTTGAAAATCACCTTTAAATTTAGTTCCATCTTCTAAAGTTGATGGTGGACTATAGTCAATTCCAAACTGTTGGCCGTATTCGTTTCTACCTGTAATTTCAATTCGACCATCGTCGTATTTTAAAACTTCAACATCAGGTAAATCTGGATCTGTAATTTTAGTAATGTCTTGATCTATTTTTTCTGCTCTATCTGCATTTTTAGTTATGAATTTTTTAACAAAACTAGGAAACCAATCAGGCATATTAGTTGAAGTATTTCTAAGTTGTTTAATACCTTCAACGAC